AGTTTCAAACCTCGAAGGAGTAACACATGCTATCTTTTCTAACCATGACCCCCAAGCAGCAAGCTGATGCAACCGCATGGCTTGCAGCAATGCCACGTTCTGTGCGTAAGGCTTACCGGCCGGTGCGCAAAGCATCGGCGTCGAGCAATTCAATCTCTCACGATGCCGTGGACTCTTACATGCAAACCGAGTACCGCACCGACACGTACCACGTTCAAAACCTTGAGTTCCTTGACCGTGCATACGACTACGACGAGTTCGGCGACATCGACAACGAGTATGCCGACCTGACCATTGTGGAGCCAGAGAACGAGGTCGCGCTCTTTGCCTTCTGCACTGGCTACGACAACATCTAATTGATTCTTAATCAAAGCCTCACGGAGACGTGGGGCACTAACTGGAGTTTTAACTATGAACTGGAATTACCGAATCGTCAACACCAAGTCGGAGAACAGCGGCGAGGATTGGTACTGTCTGCAAGAGGTGTTCTACAACGACAAGGATGTGCCTTGCGGGTACTCTGCCCCATGCACGGGCTCTGAAAATATGGAGACCTTGAAGGAAGTGTGGGAGATGATGCAGGAGGCTATGGAGTTGCCTCCTCTGCAAGAGGAAGATTTTATCGGTGACTTTGAAGGAGATGAAGAATGAGCAAGACCAAGTCCTACTACTTCGCTGAGGAAGAGATTAACGCATCACCTGACCGTGAGAAGGTAATCATCGTGCAGCAACGTGACGTGTACGGTGAGAAACGTGTCTACCCTGTGTGCAAGGACGCATTGCACTTTGCTGCCATCGCAGGGACAACCACGCTAACCCCGCGTGCCCTTACCAACATCCTTAAGCTGGGCTATGAGATTACTTACCAATAGGAGCAATCATGAACAAACAACAAGTAATCACCGACATAGGTATCGCTGTGCTAGGAACTATCTGCCTGATGTGCGGGTTCACTGGCGATGGATACCTGTCTAAGCTGGCTCTAGTCTGGGGCGGGTTCTGCATTGGCTACCTGCTGACTGTGTACCTAAACATTGAAGAGGAGACTGACGAATGAAACACATACCCCATTGCCGCAACTGCGACGAAGAGTACCCCACGGCTAGGTGGGCGCTTGGTTACAAGCATTGCATCCCCTGCGCTGAGAAGCTGCCCGAGCCAACCCGCACCATCGTGCCAATGGCAAAGAGTAACTACATCCTAGTGACTGACCTGACCCTGTTGAAAGGACTGAACAAGTATGCCTCCTCAAACTAAACGTGAGATGTCCATGCGCATCCTCGCCATGCGTGAAGTGTTTCTGACGCCATTGTTGCCGTTCAAGGAATACATCGTAGCGCATGGGGAGCATCCGGTGAGTAACGGCGTAGGACTGGGCAATCACTTCTATGCCGACTATTCGTTCCCGTTCCTCGAACAGCAAATTAATATCTCACTGATACATGGGCCGATGTTTCACTGCTCTCTCGATGCGCCCTACGAGTGGCGAATTACGAACTCTGATGGGTCAATGGAACCCGAGGGCTACAAGACAGAGGAAGAGTTATACATCTTATTAGCCAAGATACTAGGAGGAAGCTATGGGCTACCGGAGTGATGTTGCGTACACGATACGCTTTAACCATGATGACGAGCGAGTTGCCTCTCAATCATTCTATACATTCTTATCGGAAGCCAAGAGTCATCCCAACTTCACCGCAGCGCTATCTGATAAAGAACTAGAGATAGATGAGGCGCGTCGGAGGATTAACTTCTTCTCGCGCGACACCAAGTGGTACCCATCGTATCCCGATGTGAGTTCGCATGATGCGTTGATTAACCTAGCGGAGGAGTGGTGTACGTCAGTCGCTAATCAGGCTTGTGGATACGTCTTCATTCGGATGGGCGAGAACGACGATGACATCGAGCAAAAGTGCGGCGGCAACTACGAGTTTAACTGGATAAATCTTAAGAGAGAACTGGAGGTTGATTGGAACTAAATTAAAAGTTAATGTGAAATGCTTGATGTATATGTCAAGTTGTGTTATACTATCAGCAAGTCGGGAAGCATCTCTAAAGCGACCCTACTTAGTCCCTCACGGCAACGTGAGTTTTTAATTAATAGAGAGAATCATCATGGAACTACAAAAACCTCAGCACCTTATCAGCTTGGCGTCATCTGCCGTGCTTGTCTGTGTGGATGTCAACGTGTGGTCAGCAACCAAGCAAGACCGAGTCATCAGTAATGAAGTTACTGTGGCAAAGCGTGCGGACAAGAACAGCGGACGGTTCGTTCAGAACCTGTTGGCAGACCATCCCAAGCACAAAGCTTTGCAGAACTATCGGCAGACCGTATATAACTGGCTTCAGCGCCGCACCTATCCTTGGAACAAAGGCAACCACTTGCTGCCATCGGTTGACATCCCATTGTTCAAGAAAGAATACAACGAGCATGAGCTAAAGTTCGCCTCACTGAAGCATGAGTTCTTAACTGACTATGACTCAATCGTCTCTGACATGGCGTTCAAGCAAGGCGATATGTTCAAGCGTGATGCGTATCCAGCTAAGGAACAGTTGGAGCATCGGTTCGCCATGCAGTTGTTCATCTCCGAAGTGCCGTTGAACGACTGGCGTTGTGGCATTGCCAATGACATCGCTGATGATTTGTTTGCAACATACAGCAAGCAAGCCGAGCAAATAGTGTCCAACGTGATGAGTGAGCAACAATCTAGGTTCATCGAGGTGATGGAGAGCATTAGCCATTGCTGCGGTGTCGAGGACATGGGCGTTGACGACAACACCGGAGAGACCAAGGTCAAGAAGCGCAAGATTTATGACTCTACTATCCAAAAGGCAAAGGATATGTGCGAGTCGTTCAAAGCGTTCAACCTGACTGGTAGTGCGGAGCTGGAGGAAGCGAGGGCGTCATTGGAGAAAACCTTGAGCGGTGTCGATGCGGAGTTAATCCGCGACTCTGACGCCGTGCGTTCTAATGTGAAGGAGGATGTGGACAATATCTTGTCGAAGTTCGGGTCGTTTAGCTGCGTGTAAAAAGCGGCAATAAGTAGTAAATTTAGTATCAACCACAGTAAAGAAAGTATCTAATCATGTCTAAAGTTAATTTCCAGTTGAACGCAACCATTGACGAGTTGCGTACATTCATTCCGCTAGTAGGTTCAGAACTGACGGTGGTCATACAGTCAGAACCCGGCTGTGGCAAGACTTCCCTTCTATCAATGATGGCTGAGGACAACGGCGACAAGTGGCGCAGCCCCAAGGATGGTGCGTCCATCGAGGGTGACAAGTTTGACTACGTGTATGTGGACTGCCCAGTCAAGGATATGTCTGACATAGGTATGACTATCCCCAACCATGCGACTAGGCAGTTAGAGTATTACGTGTCGTCTCTCTTCAACCTTACAGACCCCAAGCCAAAGTTCATCTTGCTTGATGAGTTTATGAAAGCACCCAAGCTATTGCAGGTGGTGTTCACTCGCTTGATGTTGGAGCGCATGGTAGGTGACAACCCACTGCCACGTGGGTCAGTAATTATGGCGACATCTAACAATGCCTCTGATGGTGTGGGTGACTCCATGCTCGCTCATGCGGGTAATCGCGTGTGTCTCGTAAGAATGGCTAAGCCATCGGTGAATTCATGGCTGCAATGGGCATCGGCTAATGGCATCTCACGTGTCGTCCGTGCTTTTGTTGCTATGTACCCACGCTGCATGGCATCGTACACCGAAGGCGATACACAGAAAGATAATCCATACATCTTCAAGCCATCGTCAGGCGCTATGTCGTTCGTGTCTCCACGTTCGCTGGCGAAGTGTGATGTCATCGTGAAGAACCGTGACCGCATGACTGAGAACATGGTACACGCAGGTTTGGCAGGTACGATTGGCTTGGCGGCGGCGGGTGACATGGCGGCGTTTCTAGTGATGGAGAAATCTCTTACTGACGTGATGGACATCATCAAGTCTCCAATGACCATCCCCTTGGCTAAGGAGATTAGCGCGCAGTTGATGATTATGTTTCAGGCAGTAGATGTGTTGGAGACGCAAGACCAACTGTCCAAGTTCATGGAGTATGTGGAGCGTATCCCATCGCATGAGGTGCAAGGCGTGTTCTTCACCATGATGATGCGCAATCAGAAGTCTATCAAGCTGGCTCGTAATAACACCAAGATTGCGGCGTGGGCTATGAACAATCACGAGTTGTTCTAAACAAAGCCTCACGGAGACGTGGGGCGCTATCTTATTACCTTTTCAGGAGAAGCTATGGAATTCAGTCTAGCTGAAGTATTCCTTGTCGCATGGGCTGTCGTCATGACGGTGCTGTGGGTCAAGAGCAAGGAGGAAGCGCGGTTGTTCAGGTTCTTAACCATTATGAATCTACGCCGCCTAATCAAGAAAGAAGTTGAGTTGGTAGACACAGGTGAATCTTACGAATTTAAGGAGATAAAGTAATGAAAGACAAACAGACTACTCGCGTCAAGCGGGCACACATGACTATGTTCAAGCATCCGCAGACTGCGCTTTACTCAGGCGTTATGCTGATGGGTTCGAGCGAGGTCATTGACAACTGTCCTACTGCATACACCGATGGGGTGAACAAGAAGTATGGTCGCGCGTTCTTGGAGAGCATACCCAAAGACTCACAGGTACGTGGGCTGATACTCCACGAGAACCTGCACGTGGCACTCAAGCAAGTAACTCATGGTCGAGCGATGTTCGAGGAGAACCGCAAGATGGCGAACCTTGCTGCTGACTTCGTGGTGAATGGCATCATCAATAACATCACTGGGACTATTGCTGGCACAAACAATGAGCGCATCGTTGAGTTGCCCGATGGCGGCGTCCACGATGATATGTTCAACGATTGGTCTATGCGTGAGGTGTTTAACTATCTCAAGAAACACGCCAAGCCCAAGGGAAAGGGGGGTAGCGGCGGTCAGGGCAAGGGTCAAGGTAATCCCCCACCCTCGGGTGAGGGACAAGATAGTGATGAGGATGGAGAGCAATGGGAATCCGTGACTGTCAACGGCAAGACCTATGACTTGTCTAACTCAGACGAACACGACTTTGTAGACTTAGCTGACCTACCGCATGACAAGCAGAAGGAAATTTCTAACGAGATTGACCGTGCGCTGCGTGAAGGCGGCATCCTCGCTGGTCGCATGGGTGCGAATATGCCTAGGACTATCTCCGACTTGCTTGTACCCAAGGTGGATTGGCGTGAGGCGTTCCGTGAGTTTATTAGCGCATCGACACGTGGCTCAGATGAGTACACATGGCGTCGCATGAACAAGCGTCACGTGGCTAATGACATCTATCTACCAAGCATGGAGAACGAGACATTGGGCGGGGTTGTCGTGGCTATAGATACTTCTGGCTCAATAGGCGAGAAGCAGCTTAATGAGTTCGCTACGGAACTGGTCTCAATTTGCGAAGTCGCCTCGCCTGAGCGGGTTCACATCATTTGGTGGGACGGTGAAGTGGCGGGTGTCCAAGAGTTCGTGGGTAATTACTCCAACATCAAATCTATGTTGAAGCCCGAAGGCGGCGGTGGAACTAGGGTCTCATGTGTCAGTGAGTACATAAATAAGCATCAGATTGCAGCCGACTGCGTGGTTGTGTTCACTGACGGGTACGTTGAGAACGACGTGAAGTGGGACATTACTATGCCAACTCTGTGGATGGTTACAGACTGTAAGTCTTTCGAGCCGCCATCTGGTAAGAAAATCATGGTGGACTATGACTGATAAGTGGACGCCTATAAAAACAGAGACGGGTATTTCTGTTCGCATGGCCCCACAGTTAGCTGATGCACTACGCGAGATAAAAGGCGAGATGTCTCATATGCATGCGCTAACAGAACTGATGCAATCTAGTAGGGAAGATGCCAAAAAACTTTGGAGAGCCGTACTAGAGGAGTTAGATAAACATGGCAAATGAATGGGACTGGACTAGGACTACCAACTACGCAATCCGCAAAGCCCCGCAGGTAGCTGCGGCACTACGCGAGATAAAAGGCGAGATGTCGCACCTCTATGCGTTGTTGCAAATGGTTGACAGCGAAGATGAAGAAACCAAAAAAATATGGAAGGTAGTACTAGAGGAGTTAGATAAACATGGCAAGTGAATGGGACGTGATTGGAGATAAACCTCGCTCATGGGAATACGCCGTTGCAGAAGCTATCTATATAACGGAGGGTAAGAACGCCCATCTATATGTGCTAGAAAAATTAACTAATGGGAGCCATGATTCCTTTGTATCAGGTAAGGGCACTGTGAGTTGGACAGACTGGCGCAAAGTGTTAGACCATCTAGATTTTTTTGAAAGGAAAGAAAGTGAACTCATTAAACTACAAACGACTGACAAGCATCACGAATAGTGTCACACCCTATCGTGGGGCGGCAAATAGGTTCCCTCTCGGAAACCGCAAGGAAAGCCACAAGTATTTTCTTGTCGGTAAGGAAGGTGTCGAACCCATATTCAACATCGTGTATGGGTACAAGTATGACAGGAAACTTATATCCAAAAATGAATACGACAAGCTAATGTCAGAGGGGAAAAACAGCACAGGGATAACGGACGGCATCTACTACGTGTGGCATAAAGTGCCTGACATAGTTGGTCGAGTGCGCTCTGACAATAGCTTTCAGTTCACTAGAGACTCTTACAACCAAGGACACAATCACTTTCTAGAGCAGTTTTCCGCTGGCTACTTTTCTAGCGACTCACGTAGAGGTGGACTCATATATAGCGAGAGAAGTACGCCGTATATGCTACCTATATACAAAGGTATGCGTGTTGACTGCGAGACTATGAGACCGCTTGAGCCGTTGGTCATAACAGGCAATCGTGTCGATAGGAAAGCTTCTAAAGAGTTGATGTCTAGGTTCAAAGACTTCTTCACCATTTCTGAGACCATGAGCAAGGTCATGACTATGGAATCGTTCCTAGAAACAGCTATGACTGTCTATCATGAATACAACGGCGGGGGGGTTAAAGAGGACGAAATCCTAATGAATACGGCTGATACCTTAATACGTGATAAGCCGTTGGATGCAATGTTCTTATACATGATTGCGTGTGACGCTGGGAGGGTAGGCAACTACGTGCATAGCGATGGTAGGTGGAGTCGCCCTGAGTCTATCGACGCAGCGTATACGGCAATGAAGCGCAGGCTAGTCAAACATCTGTACGAGACTAATAAATCAATCTTCAAGGATGTTGAGTTCAAGCTAGGTGAGCCGCTACCCAGTAGTGAGTGGGGTTATAAGTTGACAGTTAACGGTAGAGAAGTTATCCAATACGGAGCATAAACATGGACTATTTATTTCTTAATGGGTTTCACACGCCCGAGATTGAAGAAGAGTTGAAAGCATCAAGTATCTACCCACTGATACGTGAGATAGTATTTAAGTACGAACTGCGTGTGTTGAAGAAAATGGATTCGTGGTGGTTCCTATGCCACAAGAACGGCACGGTGTTGGGCAAAGCGTCAACGAGAATGAACGATGACAACAAGCTAGAGTATCAATACTACTCACCGTATCTACTCAAGGCGCGGGGTTCTGACAGTAATGATAAACACACGGCACGTAGTACGAAGATAAGTGTGCTGATGGCATCACTAAAGAGACTTGATGCTATCCCCAATCAAGATACCGCAACTCGCGACCAGCTACTACCTGCGTTGAAGAACAGCATGTCTATCGCTAGGAGGTCGCTTGGCAATTCAAACAAACACGTCAACGTGAGCGCTAATACTGTTCACGCATTGTTAGCGTGTTTCTTTAATGAGGACCCCAATAGTCTTGGACTATCAATTTCCGAAAAAGAATGTAAAGATTTGTTTGACAAACTCAATGAAGCTGATAGAGTCAGGGGTATGAAAGAGCAGCTAGTCATGGACTTGTTTTACAGCCCCTTCTACGTGGTGAGTGTAGATGGGTTCAACGACATCTCTGTTGGCAAACTGAAAGTAACCGAGATTAAAGATGAAGAGCCGGTCTATGAAACTATCGAGCCATTGCGCCGGTATAAAAACATAATGGAAGACTACCCTGCGCTAGTGCCAATCCTCACTATGGTGAAGGTTGCCTATGAAAGCAATGTCAAACTGGCTGGTGGGTACATACCTATCACGGATGAATACAACGCACCACTGAGCGCAACATTCAGCTACGACAGGGCGCTTAGTTCCTATGACTCTATCTTTATGGTGACCCCATGCTAACCCCCGAGCGCAAGGTCAAGGAAAAAGTTAGGAAGGTACTCAAGGCGTTGGACGCCTACTACGCCATGCCTGCTACGGGTGGGTATGGTAGTAGCGGTGTGCCTGACTTCCTTGTTTGTCATAAGGGGAGATTCATCGGCATTGAATGCAAAGCTGGCAGCAACAAACCTACGGCATTGCAAGAGAAAAACTTACTCGACATTGAGCAACGTGGTGGCATTGCGATTGTTATTAATGAGGACAATGTAGATCGCCTATTACAGATATTACAGACAGCATCACTAATGACAGGAAAGATATGAATGAACAAGATTTAGAGCAACTGCGTGAGGTACACGCTGGTTTGGCGATGTTGGGTCTACTGATGAAAGGAGTTTATGACGAAGACATACCTAAACGAGCGTACCAACTTGCAGACTCTATGTTGATGGCGAGGTCAGAATCCGCTGGCATCGTATCAGTTAAACGTCACTTAAAGAAAGAGAAACATGAAACAATTTAAACAAGCCAAAAAGATAGCAGAGGTAGTCTCGATGATTAAAAAATCTCCCGAGACAACTGCGTTTGATGTAGCTTTTAAGCTCGCCTGCTCCAAGAACTATGCATACCTATTGCTTAAGAAGGCTAAAGAACGTATTGCTAAACCGAAGATGCGCCTGCAAGGGGTGCGAGAAATGAACGATATAAAAGCACCGGCCCCAGTTAGTACCCCACCCGCACGTGAGGAAGTAATTAATGATGTGGTGAACAGCCCTGCTTACTACAAGGTAGGCGGCATCGAGACGATTGACTTCATTCAAGCCAAGCTTACTCCAGAGGAATTCAGAGGGTATTTGAAGGGCAACATTCTGAAGTACACGAGTCGTGCGGGGCACAAGGATGACATCGCCATCGACATTGGCAAGATGGTCTGGTACGCCAACCGACTGCAATCTACCAAGTAATCTTTAAGGCATGGTTCGCCATGCCTTTTTTTGTATCTAATGAATTTCTTATTTAAGGAAACCAAATGCTGACAGGACTAGAAATTTTACTCGCACGTGCGAAAGAATACCCCGAAGAATTCTCCAACCCAAATGGGAAGTGGCGTTTAATCATCAAAGAGATACTGCCATACCTAGACAAAGACGAGATGATGCACCTTGAGATGGCAATGAAGGATGTCATGCGCAACAAGTTTAACGAGGCAGTGCTTACTACCCTAGCGGGTGTCGAAGCGCAAGAGCAAGAGCGGTCAGGAGTGTCCGCGCAGATAACGAAAAAGTCCCTAGCAATAATAGACACGCAGTTCGATACTGAGTATGCGAGGTATCAGGAAGAACAGGAGTATAAGAAACGGGCTATGGCTGGGCAGCGACGCGAACAGTTTAAAGACATGGCAGGACTAAAGAACCCTTATGAAAATAATTACCGTTGATTTTGAAACCTACTACACCAAGGGACTGGGCTTCAAGACTCAGACCACTGAGGAGTACGTGCGTGACCGCCGCTTTGAAGTGATTGGCGTGGGCGTGAAGGTAGACGACGAACCCGCCACTTGGTTCTCAGGTACTAAGGACGAGATTCGTAATTACTTACTCACGTATCCGTGGGACGCTAATGCGCTTCTTTGCCACAATACTTTGTTTGATGGCTGCATACTTAGCTGGCACTTTGGCGTGACTCCCGCGCTTATGCTAGATACGCTTTGCATGGCTAGGGCTGTCCACGGAGTTGAGGCAGGTGGGTCACTGGCATCACTTGCCTTGCGTTACGGCATCGGTCAAAAGGGTGATGAAGTCGTAGCTGCGGAGGGCAAACGTAGGCAAGACTTTACTGAAGAAGAACTTGCTAGATACGGCGAGTACTGCGTCAATGACGTGGAGCTTACTTACAAGCTTTGGAAAGGTTTGTCGAGCGCGTTTCCGACTGATGAGTTGGCTCTCATTGACATGACGCTACGTATGTTCACGCATCCGGTGTTCATGGTGGACGATGCGCTGTTACAGGATAGAGCGATAGAACTTGAGGAAGAGAAGCTAGCGTTGCTGGAAGGCTTGATGGGCGCGTTGCAATGCAATGATGCTGAGAGTGTTCGCAAGAAGCTGGCAAGCAACAAACAGTTTGCGAAGATACTGGAGACTCTTGGCGTTGAAGTGCCGATGAAGACTAGTAAGACTACTGGCAAGCAAACCCTTGCGCTGGCTAAAAACGACGAGGGGTTCTTGGCGCTGGTGGAGCATGAAGACCCGCACATCCAGCAGTTGTGTGCTGTAAGGCTCGGCACTAAGTCAACCATTGAAGAGTCACGGATAGAGAGATTCATAAATGTTGGCAAGCGTAACAAGGGATACCTGCCTATTCCACTCAAGTACTACGGCGCACACACAGGACGCTGGGCTGGCATGGACAAGGTTAACTTCCAGAATCTTCCATCGAGAGATAAAAAGAAGAAGGCTTTGAAGAACGCAGTCATTCCGCCCGATGGTCATGTAGTCATCAACTGTGACTCTTCTCAGATTGAGGCTCGGGTGCTGGTATGGCTAGCTGGTCAGGAAGACGTGGTTCAGCAGTTCGCTAACGGCGAAGATGTGTACTCTGTGTTCGCAAGCAAGATATACGGCAAGCCCATCTCCAAAGCCAACCCTATCGAGCGGTTCGTGGGTAAGACCTGCATCCTTGGCCTTGGCTATGGGACTGGCGCATTAAAGTTACAGCACACGCTGAAGACATCTCCACCGGGAGCTATCGTCTCAGAAGAGGAGGCTAAGAAGTATGTAGATACATACCGCGAAGCCAACGACATGGTGATTCAGCTATGGCGTGATGGCGACAATGTGATTAAAGACTTAGCTGACTGGGGCGACACCAAGCCTTACTACTACGGCAAGAATAAATGTTTGAAGGTAACAGCTGATGGAATCTTACTGCCCAATGGTTTGCTGATCCGGTATCCCGAATTGAAACTCAATACTGAAGAGTCTAAAAGCCAATACGTTTACAAGTCACGTAAAGGACCTCTTTCCATCTGGGGCGGTTCGTTAGTAGAAAACGTAGTTCAAGCCTTGGCTCGAATTGTCGTCGGTGAGCAGATGCTGAAGATTAACCAACGCTATCGCATGGCGTTAACTGTCCATGACGCAGCGGTGTGCGTGGTTCCCGAAGCTGAGTTAGATGAAGCCGTAGCTTATGTCGTCGAGTGCATGTCTGCGGCTCCCGACTGGGCTAGGGGTTTACCCGTAGCTTGCGAAGAAAAACACGCAAACAGCTATGGAGAGTGTTAAGATATGTCAAACGAAAGGATACATATGATAGAGGACGATTTGAAAGACGCTGATTTGTTTTGGGACGTGATAGAAGGCGCAATCACCCTACTCGCTATGGTCGGAATCATTGCTACTCTGTGTTTCATGTTCGGCTATTACTGGTACACGCCATGACTTGGCCTTTCCCCCCATTCCCGCGCCCGATACCCGCTAAGGCACCACCTAAGAAACCCAACCCTGATAACTACGAGGAGTCCCCGTTTTGAAACTCGATAGAGGCAACCCCAACCTGAAAAAGGCCGCGATGCGTGTGAACCCGCACAATACGCTTGAGTCTTTTAGTCCCAAACGAAAGCATAGAGCCACAATCGGTTTTGTGCCTACGCCACGAGCCCCCGATGTAGTGCCACCCGCTACAAATTCATTATGGGCACAGCCAGTCTATGTACCACCCAAGCAGGGCTACGTTAGACCCGGCGCTAACGACTTCTTAACAATCAAGAGCAGGGGGATGTAATGACGGGATTTGATAGCAAGCGCCAGATGGCGCAGGACAAAGTGGCACAGCCATCGCAGGCGCCTGTGGCGTGGATGAACAACAAAGATTTTGAACCAATACGAGTACGCATCATGCAAGAAGCATACGAACTTGCAGACCGTAATGATTCAGAAGGCTATAACGCAATCAAAGTAATGTGCGGTGATGTTCAAAGGATGTTGCCACCACAGCGCCCGTGGGTAGAGCTGACGGAGGAAGAGATGTTGGATATTGAAAGGAACACCACTTGTGAGGCGAACGAATCTTGGCTACGCAACGTGACTTGCAATATCGAGGACGCATTACGGAGGAAGAACACATGAGGAAGTCCAACCAAGAGAAAATTCGCATGCTGCTGCGTGAGTACACCGATGGGCTTACCGTGTCTCAGGTAGCCAACATGACTAGCTTAGATGCAAATGGTATTAACCGGTCTCTTAAATGCATGCCCGATACGTACATTGACCGGTGGGAAATCCGACAGCGTGGACGACCTTTAAGCGCCGTATGGTGTGTTGTTATCCCTCCCCAAAATTGCCCTAAACCTGAAAGGAATCCAAAATGACTGCTGCTGAAAAACTAATCAATGATTGCGTGTCTCCATTTACCGAGGCGCAACGCCAAAGACTAAAAGACCTGAGCAAGGTACGCAAGGATAAAAACTACTCTGCCACGCCTAATGCAAAACTGGAAGAGTATATTGAGGTACTGCATGACATGTATCCTGAGATGTTTCATACGAAGGAATCTCTTAAGATGCGTGTATTCATGGACACACCGACATCACTTGCCACGCCATATGCGCGGTGTGTACGTCCTCGGGAGGAATCCCCTATCTTCCTTAAAACTTAATTATGAGCTACACATGGTCGTTCTCGTCCCTCAAAGACTACATCAACTGCCCCAAGCAGTATCAAGAGATTAAAGTTCTCAAGAGGTTCTACAAAGCGGCTACGCCTCAGATGACGTATGGCAACGAAGCCCACAAGGCTATGGAGAATTACGTTAGGGACGGAACACCATTAGCTAAAAATTACTCGCAGTATCAACCTGTACTTGATGTGCTGGTAGAGAAGAGCGGCGTAAAGTACCCCGAGCATAAGATGGCTCTCGACAAGGACGGCAATGCCTGTGAGTACAACAGCGGGTACTGGGTGCGCGGTATCGTGGACTTGATGATTTTGGATGGCGACACGGCGTTCATAGTAGACTACAAAACCGGCAGCAACAAGTACGCTGACACTAAGCAGTTGAAGCTAATGGCGCTCATGGTCTTTGCCCACTTCCCCCAAGTGCAGAAGATCAAAGCGGGGCTCCTCTTTGTGGCTTACAACAGCTTCATAGATGAGTCTTACGAACGAGAAGATATTAAAGAACTGTGGGCCAACTTCTACCCAGACCTGATGCGCCTTAACAACTCTTACGAGAACAATGTATGGAACCCCAACCCTACCCCGCTATGCGGCTGGTGTCCTGTTAAGACCTGTGACTTTTACAAGGAAAAAAGATGAGTGAACTAATTGATTACGCCCGACCCCTGATGATGGCTGAGAACGCGCTGAAAAAAGCCCATCAATTTTTGCTGGACGAAGACTATACACTGGCCTTAGACCAGCTTAAACTAGCCATAGTCGAGACCCGCGCTGCCAGCATGGCGACCATTCATATGCAGGAGAAAGAAGATGCCCTACATTAACAAAGCAAGGCCGTACAAGAAAGAGTACGAGCAGCAAAAAGAACGAGGCGAACTGCCTAACCGCATGGAGCGTCAACGCGCGCGGCGCAAGCTAGATGCCAAGGGTGTAGACCGCACTGGCAAAGATGTAGCCCACGTCAAGGCACTGTCTAAAGGTGGCTCCAACAAAGATGGTGTGCGCCTTGAGAGTCCACACAAGAACCGTTCGTTTGCTCGTAAGTCTGATGGCTCAATGAAGTAAGTATCCGCTGTAAGGCATGAGTGGGCTAAAGGGAGTTATCTGGTTCTCCCAAATTAACCATGTCAGTCAGAGATGTTTTCTCCTTTCGGCATTGATCTGACCGACTAGCCCCCGTAAGGGGCCATATTTAATTTAGTAAGGAATAGTATGGTTGTAGTTGAAGATACGGCAGTTCACCTGTCTATACCGTCTAGTGATTTGAAGTACATAGTCGGATACATACACAAGTACGAGGTCCTCAAGGACAATGGAAAAAATGCTGAACTCCTAGTCTATTGGGGGCTGGAAGAAATGCAGCGGCTAGTCAAGGTCTACGGAGATGCTCCTAACCCAATGGTTAAGGAATACAAATGGCCTGGTTTGTATACGCCATTCAAGCACCAAGAAACTACTGCCTTATATCTTACATTGCGTGACCGATGCTTCTGTTTTAACGAAGCTGGTACAGGTAAGACCTCATCTGTAGTGTGGGCTGCTGATTACCTCATGCAGGTAGGTCAGGTCAAGCGCGTACTCATCATCTGCCCACTATCTATCATGTACTCAGCATGGCAAGCGGATGTGTTCAAGACAGCGATGCACCGCACAGTTGGTGTGGCATATGGAGACGCAAACAAACGCGCTAAGGTAGTAGGCGGTCAATACGAGTTTGTCATCATCAACTACGACGGCATAGCTACTGTTATAGATGAGATAGCTGCAGCTAAATTTGACCTCATCGTGGTTGATGAAGCTAACGCCTATAAGACAGTCACTACTAAGCGCTGGCGCATCTTGGCGAAGTTAATTACTCCGTCTACAAAGCTATGGATGCTTACCGGCACACCTGCATCTCAATCCCCGCTGGATGCGTATGGGCTAGCTAAGCTGGTCAGCCCCGCTATGGTCCCTAAGTACTTCACAGCGTGGCGCGATAAAGTCATGCAGCAGGTAACCCGCTTCAAGTGGACACCCAGACCATACGCTAAGCAGCTAGTGTTTGAGGCGCTACAGCCAGCCATCCGGTTCGAGAAGGCTCAATGCCTAGACTTACCTCCGCTGGTGTATCAGACACGTGAGATACCGCTGACGCCACAGGTGTTGAAGTACTACAAAGAGCTAAAGAACCAACTATTGATCGAGGCTGCTGGCGAACAGATCAGCGCGGTCAATGCAGCGGCTCAGTTGAGCAAGCTGCTACAGATTTCGGGTGGAGCGATCTACACGGATACGGGAGAAGTGGTGGAGTTTGACGTGTCCCCACGACTTAATGCACTGATGGAGGTGCTGGACGAGACAGAGCATAAGGTCATTGTGTTCGTCCCATTCAGGCACACCATCGAACTTGTTTCACGCCACCTAAATGATGAAGGAGTTACCAATGAAATAATTAACGGAGATGTACCCGCAAGAACCCGTGCTGACATCATCAATAGATTTCAGAACGCAGACCAACCACGTGTATTAGTCATCCAACCTCAATCTGCCTCGCACGGCGTTACCCTGACTGCTGCGGATACCGTAGTGTTCTGGTCGCCCGTAATGAGCGTGGAGACTTACCTGCAATGCGTTGCACGGATTGACCGTGTAGGGCAAGTAAACAGTATGACCGTAGTCCACCTGCAAGGCTCAGAAGCCGAGCGCAAGGTCTATCAGATGCTGCAAAGTAAGGTGGACTCCCATGAGAAGCTGGTTGATTTGTACCGACAGGAGCTAGGAATATGATTGAAGAAGTCGAAGAAATATCTACTACAAAGCTAGACGAATTAGTCAAAGTCTATTTGACAATACGAAATGAGCGCGATAGGATAGAGGCGGAAAAGAAGGCACAGATCAAGTTGCTTAATGATGAGATGGCTGTGCTAGAGCAGACCTTCATGGCTACTTGTAACGAGAGCAACGCTAAGAGCATACGGACAACCCACGGCACGGTGATTCGTAGGATGACTGAGCGTTTTACCGTGAACAACGGCGAAAGCTTTCGTAAGTTTGTGCTAGCCAATGGCGCAGTTGACCTGTTTGAAGCACGTATTCATCAGGGCAACTTCAAGGAATTCCTCAAGGAGAATGCAGCAGATGGGCTACCTCCCGGAGTGAATGTAATGAGGGAATACGACATCAGTGTTCGGAAACCCTCCAATTAAGTAAGTTTAGTAACTAGGAAATTGAAAAATGAGTAATGATCTCGCAACAATGTTTAGCGGTGCAATGGTTCCAGTCGAGGGTCTTGATGAAGATACCCTTGCCGTAGCTGGTGGGGCGCGTCAGAATAAGCGCATCTCTATCAAGGGCGGCGTCTTCCGCAAGTTCGCTGGCGGTAAGGAAATCGGCGCTATCGAAGACCGCTACATGAACGTCATTTTTGTCAAGATGGCACACAAGGCATCGCGTATGTTCTACGAGGGTGCGTTCCAAGAAGGCCAGAAGGTAAGTCCTGCTTGCTGGTCAACCGACTCGGACAAGCCTGACGCTGATGTAAAGACACCCTGCGCAGCTACCTGTGGAGAGTGCCCCAAGTCTGTTAAAGGCTCAGGTCAGAACGGTGCTGGCACAGCTTGCCGCTTGTCTTGGCGCACTGCGGTGGTTCTCCCCAATGACCCAGCTGGTGATGTGATGCAGTTGATCTTGCCAGCTACTTCGGCCTTCGGTCAAGAAGATAATGGGCGTTGGCCTTTCCGTCCCTACATCCAGCACTTGGCGTCCCACAACGTCAGCGCAGGTAGGGTAATCACTAAGATGGCTTTCGATACAAAAGCTACCGCACCTAAGTTAGTATTCAGTCCCGCCGGTAAAGTGCCTGATGCTGACTTGACCATCATTGCCAAGCAAGCCAAGAGTCCCGCCGCTGAAGCTGCTGTCAAGATGAACGTCTACCAAGCAGACACAGTAGATGAAGTCCCTAGTCACCGCAGTGAGACAGTCGAGCCTGAAGCTGGGTCTGATGTTCCTGAGCCAGTCTTGCGTGAGTCTACAAAGCCCACCGCCTCTACTGACAAAGACATCTCAGATGTAGTTAAAAAATGGTCTAAGAAGTAAGGAGTAGGAATGTCACGACCATATAGCGAAGCCTTTCTTATTGAGCTATACAAAGCTAACCCGAACAGGGCTGGCACTGCGCTTGGCATTGCTTGCGTTAAAGCTAAGCTTCCAGCCAAGTACGTAGCGTGGGCGCTCGATGTAACAAGAATGACTATGTTCAGTTGGTTCCGTGGCAAACCTATCCGCCATAAGAACCTGCTGAAAGTCGAAACATTTACTGACCTGATTGAGAGTGATACCGCTAAAGGAATCTTACCTGTTAAGAACACTGCGGCGGCTATCAAATATCTTGAGGCAATGGTCGGTAAAAAATACGACGGTAACGTAACCCCAAAAACTAAGGAATCAGTATGAAACCGTGGATGGACAAGAACGGCATCAAAGAGGTTGATGTCGAGACAGAAGGTATTACCGCAGACCACGTTTGGTGGCACGGAGATATTTTGACCCGAAAGATGTCAGGCTGGACGACTGAATTTCAGCGGCTAGTTCAGATAATGGAAGACAGGCACAAAGAACATCTGAAGATGATTGCCAACCTGCTGGAAGAGCGCAAGCAACTCAAAGAACAACTCAAAACCAAGGAGGAGGCTGACCGCACCTAAATAAGTTACGGGGGAAAGCAACCCCACCTTTCAACCGAGCGGGCATTGTCCCGCTCTTTTTACCTCTGCGAGACATGTTAAAACAATTCTACGAGAAAGCATTACCTTCGCAGGGTGTTTATTGCGTTAGCTGCATGGACAAGGCAAGTTCCAGACTGAGCAACAAATTCGCAGAAACACTCGACGATGTAATCAACAAAATTGAAAAGCTAAGAGATACGCATAACACATATGTAGCTTTAGGAACCTTTGATGGCTACAGTCGCAAAGCAGCTGACTGTGTATTTTTAAAATCATTTTTTATTGACTTAGATGTTGGCCCAGCTAAAGACTACCAAGATAAAGGCGAAGCGCATACGGCGCTGTTCAAACTGCAAGCAGCCGCTGAACTGCCAGAGCCGGTAGTAATTGATTCAGGTGGCGGCATCCATGCCTACTGGATTATGGATGTAGATATTCCCGCTGATGAGTGGAAGGTCTACGCAGAGAAGTTCAAAGCGCTCTGCATGTCGCATATCAAGATAGACCCAGTTGTAACTGCCGACGCTGCGCGTATCATGCGCGCCCCAGAGACATTCAACTATAAGACAGACCCGCCGCTCCCAACGTCAGTCATCACCAATGAGATTCATGTATATAGCTGGGAAGAGTTCCGAGAGTTTCTAGGTGGGCCAGCAGCTACAGAAGTAGATATCTCAATAGCGGACATCCTTGCCGACATACCAAAAGGGTTAGACGATGACACCAAGGCGCTACTTAAGCTAGACAACTTTGGTAAGACGTTTTCAGTACTGGCTCAGAAAAGCGTAGATGATGAAGGCGGGTGTGAGCAGATCAAGCACATACTCATTAATGCCACAACACTTGAGGAACCGATGTGGTTCGCAGGGCTATCCATAGCCAAGTTCTGCGATGACGGAGCCACAGCAATACATGAAATATCCAACGAACACCCCGACTATAACTATGATAAAACAGAAGAAAAAGCAAGTCGCTTTCCTGCTCCGCGCACCTGCTCATGGTTCATTGATAACTATCCAGAGCGATGCGCAAACTGCCAACACAAAGGAAAAATTGTTAGCCCTATCGTCCTTGGACGAGAATTTAAACCCGCAGCTAAAGTCGATAAAGAGGAATCAGTTTGGGAAGCACCGAGTACCAAAACGGTTCCAGAGTTTCCAGAATTCTTAATGCCCTTTGTGCAGGGTATCAATGGCGGCATCTACTTTGTCCCTGCTCCCAAGATAGACAAGAAGGGTAACAAGCACCACGAAGACCCTATCCTCATCCTGCCGCATGACCTGTACCCTGTGCAGCGGATGTTCAGTCCACATGATGGTGAGTGCTTGCTAATGCGCCTTGTGCTACCTAAAGACGAGATAAGGAATTTCCTTGTACCGATGAAGCAGGTATACGCCAAGGAAACTTTTAAATCATTAATGGCGGCTAACGGTGTATTCCCGTCTAACGCCAACACGGAGCATCTTATGAACTATGTAGTCAAGTGGGGGCAGTACATGCAGACTGTCGCCAAAGCAGATCAGATGCGTATGCAGATGGGTTGGACAGCTGAACGCACCGATGCAGGGGAGTGGGATAAACGTAGCTTTGTTATCGGCAAGAAAGAGATTACGCGCAACGGCGATACTATTGACGCGCCATCATCACCCTTCGTTAGAAGCATCGCAAAACACATTGCCCCACACGGTACCTTCGCGCGTTGGCGTGAGTCTTTGGACTTTTTAAACACGCCAGAGTTTGAGCTACATGCCTTTGCATCTATGAGCGGATTAGGCTCCCCGCTGATGAGTTATACGTCAACTTCGGGTGTAGCTGTGAGCTTGTTTGGGAAGTCGGGCAATGCCAAGACCGGAGCAATGTATGCGGGTTTGAGCATGTTTGGTAACCCCAAGAATTTGAGCGTAGTGCAAGCTACCGAGAACGGTTTAACGGGTCGATACCTTGGCTTGCACAACCTGATGTTTGGGCTAGATGAGATTGGCGACAAGAAAGCTGAAGACTTGGGGCGGCTTATCCACAACGTGTCCCACGGCAAAGCCAAGATCAAAATGCAAGCATCAGTCAATGCAGAACGTGAGTACGAGATGTCTGCATCCATGATCGCTATGTTCACCACCAACCACACCATCTACGGCAAGCTGGAAGGCATCAAGGCAAATCCTGACGGCGAGGCAGCGCGATTGATTGAGCTTCACGTCCATAAACCTGTGCTATTGGAGAAGGAAGGTCGATTGGGAGAATATATCTTTGATGCCTTCAACTATAACTACGGTCACGCTGGCCCGATGTTTATTAAAGAGATTATGCGGCTAGGCGACAACTATGTGCTGGACAATATAGCCAAGTGGAACGATAGGTTTGTCAGCGACTTTGGTATCCATACCCAGTACCGGTTCTACCAAAATCTAGTGGGCGCTAACTTTGGTGCAGCAACCATCGCTAATGAACATAATATCACTGCGTATGACACAGACCGCATCTACCATGAGGTCGTCCGTTCCATGATCGACATTCGGGACAACGTGGTCAAGGTGAACCGCACCGACTACCAAGCCCTGCTTGGCGACTTCGTGAACAAGAACATGGGCAACATCCTCGTCATCAAGAACGGCAACGTGTCGATGGAGCCACGTGGTCAGATTGTTGCTAGGATATGCAGCGACGAGAACCTACTGCAAATCTCTAAGTCTGAGTTCAAGCGGTTTCTCGCCGAGCGCCAAATCAGCCCACGTGAGTTTGAGTTTGAAATGAAGGCTAAGAAAATTTTGGTTGACGACAAGAAGGGCAGACTAACCACTGGCTGGAAGTCAGCTATCCAAGTAGACCCAGCATACCTGTACTGGTTTAGAACTGAACTGGATATCTTTGATGATTCTGGAACCTGAGTGGATGTTTCCATTTAGCGGTATGGAGATTGGTGACAGCTTCTTCATACCGACCCTCCGCTATGCCGAGATGATCTATGCGCTAGATTGCGGGGCAAAGCGTGAGGGCATCCTAGTTAAGTCGTACATCACCCACAAGGATGGTCACCTTGGGGTGCGTACTTGGCGCGTTCGTTAGGGCGCTACGCCGTATGCCTTAATAGTGCTAATAAACTGATGCTTAGCCATGTTCTGCTGCAAGATATTTATCCGTAGCAGTTGCTCACGTAGTTTGGGGCTATACCCAGCGCCACGTATTTCATTTGCTTCAGCGCGTAGCCTATTTATATTGGCTATTTCTGAATGGTACAGACCGACCGCCGCATCAGCCATTGGGTTATTAGCAGTGAATTTAGCAAAGGCTACTGGGTCCTTATCCTCTAACGTCTTGATGCGCTGACCCAAGTCTTTAACCTTAGTTTCTACCGAAGTAAACTCGCGCGAGTCTACGTTGGACTTAGAGCCAAAGAAAGAACCGAGCAAGGGTATGTCCGACTTAGGATTAAAAATCTTCTCGCCCTTAGTTAGGTTCACCCAGCTGTAGCTAGATTCTCCTATCCGAGAGATACCATCCATATAGCTGTTAGCAAAGAAGTACATAGTGTTGGGACTCATATCCCATGCACCTTGCGTAGATGTGTACACACTACGCGATGCGTCTTTGTATAACTCAGGAATCTTGTCGCCGCCTGTGAATGCTTCACCATACTTGCGGGTATTAGCGCTATTGATAGCCTGACCAATACCGTTTGTATTCATGAGGTACTCAAACAGGGGGCGTAGCGTTGAGGGTGTAACGCTGTCTATCGCCCACTTCAAAGGCGAGTCAGTAGGAGGTATCCTAGATACTGGGATAGGCAAGAACGAGTCAGACAGAATCGACATACCAATGTTGCCAAGTCCCTGACCCAACGAAGTCTGCCCGTGCATCATGCCGCCAATCTGCGCTCCGATAGCTGCAAACGCGCCAAGTCCATAGCCCCACGGCATCTGTAACACAACGTCCTTGGAGTCCTTACCAAATATCAGTTTAGACACAGCATCTGGGATGTGGAACCTAGCAAACTTTGTCCACTGCTGCATGTCGTCAGACCGCACAGAGTTACGCTTCCACTCATCGTCAGGAGCCATCATCATTGACATCAAGTACGCAACGTACCCCATGCCCATCAAAGCCCCTGTCATAACCTGTGCATTTGTGCGCAGCTTCTTGTAGTTTGCTATGTACTTCGCCGCTGCTACCGGATCATCTTGGATATTACCGGGCATGCTACGCTTCATCATGTCTTCAGTCATGAATGCAGGAGCCACGGTCTCAATAGCACGTGCTGCACCCATAGCCGAGGGACGGAAGAACATGTAGGCAGCGCCAAGTTCACGACCGTAATCCCCTACCTTTTGGAAGTTGGCTAGATTCAATGTCTCTGCCGCAGCTTGTACCGCAGCCGCTTCTTCCGCTGGCGACATCTCATTATTTGGGCCTTTTTGGTCTGACATACCAGCGGCCTTGTTTGCTGCATACATCTTCTCTTTGAACATTGAATACGCAGCCGTGCGGCTTGTGAATTCAAACATGTTGTTCCAAGTATCAAGTAACGCATCAACCTGATCTTTTTTAGCCAAAATCTTATTGCGTTTAATCTCAGATAGTTTTTCGTAGTTAGCCTTTAAGTTCATGCTCTCTATGTACGCAGCCCTACCGCCAAAACGTAGCATCTCTACCATGTCTTTGGCAAATGGGTCTTTGTTTACTAGGGCAAGCAACTGCTTTTGGCTGGCTGCATCGGTCTTATCAAACAGGTGCGCAACCTCCATTGCTTTACCAAGCCCGTTACGCAGGACACTACTAGCAATGTCTTTAACATATATGAGCGAATGCGCTGGCCCCAATTTACCGCCGCCGATGTTCCATGCGTTGGTTAACAAATCAACGACAAAGTTCTTAGGTGCGAAGTTCAAGTTATATCGGGTATGCATCGAACCAAAAAACGACGTGATGTTATTTGCAGCGTCAAGCAGGATGTTGTTCTTCTTGTACGAGTACCGGATTGCCGATGCTAATTTAGGTTCAAGAATCCTAATGACATCTATGGAACCATCTTCGTTGTAATGGAACACCGTATTGCTACTGCCTTTGTACTGCTGCAACTTAGAGGTTTCGCGTTCTGGAAACTTAATGTTGTCCACAACTTCAGCGTTAATAATCCCAGTGCCGTTAGGGTTCTTAACCTTATCGTATTTAGCTGAGTTTTTAAGTGCCTCAGTAGCCTTAACCACTCCAGCACGGTGCGCTGCGCGGAAAGAGTCATACATGACCTGCAAAAGCGGGTTATCCGACACGCTCATACGACCACTAGTAGCATATTCAGTATCTACCAAGGTCTTGCTCTTGCCTTCGGTCATGCGGCTAGGGTCAATCATCTTATCCATTACGTGCGGTTCTTTAGTCTCGTTGAACTTGGACAGACCTTTAAACGGCACATAGTGCTGATAGTTGTACATACCCAACAAGTTATCCACAGGGGTAGACCAATAATTACCTATTTGATTAAGCTCTTTTGTAGCATCAGTCAGCTCCTTCACCGAAGCAAAAATCTTCTGGATAGCATCTTTACGTTCTTGTGGCATCGCGCCATATTCTTGCCTACGAATGGCTACTTCACCTTTGTCAATACCAAGCACGTTGTATATGTCGTCTTCTTTTTTCAGTCCTACGCCTGCTTTTTTGTTATCAGCGCTAAACGTAAGCCCCCTAGGTGAGTAGCCGCTGTAGTCAGCGTGGGTATTAGCAAGCCCTGTGAGAAGGCTCCAGAAGTTTTGTTTCTGTGCGTCAGTCAACTTGTATTTATGGATAATCCCCGATGCTCCGGTAGATGGGTCACCCAAAATGGCTGTACGTACATCAGCCGCGCCCATCTGCTTGCCGAGGAAGGTCACCGCTTTAGGCCCGGTCTTCTCCGTGCTAAAAGGCACGGTAGTAACCCACTTAACTGTGCGGCGCTCATCCTCGCTAAACATTTCAGCCAGCATGTGGAAGTCAATAAAAGCCTCGTCAGTATCCCCATCTCTAAACGCATTGGTATATTCTTGAAACGCTACTTTAAGGTCCCCAAGTGGTTTAGATAGGTAATGGGTAACGTAGTTCTGTATTACGGACGTTGAGGTGTCCATATGTTCAGTGAAGTTGTTGAACGCCTTAGTCATATCGCGGATAATCTTGCCGCCTAAATCTTGGCGCGCCCACAGGCTTCTAGCTTCATAGGTTTTATCTACGGCAACCCGTGCAATATTCCTCCATCCAGCGGTGCTGAATAGCTTTTTAAATACCCCACCATTTCCCGACTTACCGGTTTCTTTCTCAGTAGTCTTGTACGCTTTACGCGACTCTTTCTTTTCCATGCCGCCTTCGCGTGGCGGCGCTTTAATCGGTGGATTAGATGGAGTTGGAGTTTTCTTAGCCGACAGGTCTTCCAGCGCAATCGCGCCGGTCTGGGGAGCCATGATGTCCTCAAACGCTGCGGCAATCTCCATTAAGAAGTTTTGGTTCTCAGACCCTGTACTGCCTCGGAACAAAAGACCTTTTAAAGATATTCTTTCTACCTCTGCTCTTTGACCTGAAGCTCTAATAGCTTCATTTTCCTCTTCGTTTTCGGTTTCGGTTTCTTCCCCATTAATTACTTGTTTAACTGCTTTATACCCAGCAGTAATTAAGTCGGCAATACTTAACTTAAATGCAGTCCATGCAGATTCGGGTTTAGTAGATATGTTACTTACATTAGTAACCCGCTGCTTGCTCTCATTAAATTGTTTAATGAATTGCGTTCTACGTAATTGGCCTTTTAACCCCGGCATATCACGTAAATTCTGTGGCATGGCTTCTTGCGCCGTTATACCAACAAGATAATTAATTTTGCTAGTGCCCGGTAGATTCATATCCGCCAAAGCATCTTTAAAACTTGAATCAGTCAGAGCATACGAGACAAACTCGTAGATATCCTCATATGCGTTGGGGAATCTCTCACCAAGAACTTTTTTGGTCAAGACCATTATCTTTAACAACTGCTCCGCACCAGCTTTTTGCGCTGCGGTAAGAGAGTCTCTATTGCCTTCAAAGTACGTGTGGAGTACTTGTATAGTTACAGCATGGATAGCCTCATGCAACAAAATTTCAGGCTGCGCAGACCTGATAGAAATCTTGCCAATTTTGCCTTCACTCACATGGCTTGGGTCATACTGCCCTAAATCATTGTTTGATAATTTATTGACAAGTACCAAAAGGGGAGGCGACTTCATCCCCTGCAACATAGAACGCACTGCCTTTGCAATAATCCGGTTAAACGGACTTACGGACTTCATCTGGCTAATGTGGCCTAGCGCACCAGACAAATCTCCGTCGGCAATATATGATTTAAGCTTGTCGTAGTCGTTAAGAGTATTTTTACTAACGCGCTCTTCTCCGCTACCAAAACGGGCAGGTATTCTTTCATTTGTATATGGATCACGCTCAATTTCGCCAGTTTCAGGGTCAATTTTAGGACGCCAGCCTTTAGTAGCTTCTTCACGTTTTTTAGTATCTACTTTAGTTTGTTCTGCAATGCGGTTTAACCGGTCTTGAATCTCTTGACCGATGCGCAGTTTCTCTTGCTCAGATATGGCTTTATTCTGTTCATTGAGGTACTGGGCCAAATTTCCAAATGACCGATCTAGCTGCAGGCCAGACAAATTGGTAAGGCCTTCTCTAAAAATTTCTTTGGCGTGGTCAGACAGGTCCTTCCACTCGGGGAACTTAGTCTTGTACTCTTTACCCAATAAGGTACGAGTTTCTGTATATGCGTTAGATACGCGCTGTTCGGCGTTATCCATCCCGTTCAGCTTTGACCGATGCTCCATCAGCGCACGCGCAGCTTTGCGGTGTTCTTGCTTGCCGCTACCGAACGTCAGCTTACCGTTCACTACGGGACCAGCTGTAATGCTGCCAAAGTAAACATCTTTATCTGAAGCCGACAAGTCCTGCCACCTAGGCATGTCATTAATCTCGGGACCAAGCTGGGTAAGGGCGCTTTCTGCTGCTATCAACTTCTCATGTAAATTGGACTCTTCTTCCAGCGCCCTACTTGCAGCATCTGTAAGTCTAAGCAACTCACTGTCAGTTTTCTTTAAGCGCCTTGTAGTAGCGTAGTCTGCAGCCTCAACGTCCTCTTTAATACCTTTAGATTTTTTGTAGGCTTCCACTGCGGTAATTGCAGCATTTGCACGTTTAGTAGCTTCTCTGTACAAGTTATTAGCAATCTGGCGCGCTTTCTCAAGGACGGGCAGCGCTGCATTACGCTTGTCATTAGCTTCTCGCGCTTTAGCATCATGCTCAGCCTTCTGTTCCAAGTACAGCGCTTTGTCTTCTTCAGATACTTCGTACTTGCCGACATCAGCCTTATCTGACATCTCAGTCAATTTAGCTTTATGCGCCGCTTGCTCTTTCTCTTCGTTTTGTGCAATCCCATTAGCTATTTCTTGATTAAGCTCTGGACTTAAATCAGGGTCGTACTCATACGCCGTTGTTTCTGATGGGCGAATCTTTTTCAGTTCTTGCAGTTCTTGCTGAGCGGTTTTCTTTGCGCTAAGTACTCGGCCTTGGGGGGCCGTAGTCAGAGGCATCCCATGTTTCTTTTCTAATGAATTAATAGTCTGTAAAGACTTTGTATCGTTAGGGTTAGCGTTGTATTTAGTTAATTCAGCGTCATAGAATTTCTGCGTTGCCGGCATCATAGGCTTAACAGGCGCAGAAGGGGGTGGCGGTGGAGGCGTAACGGGTGGTGTTTGTACTAGATCAGATGGACGTTTACCTTCAGTAGGAAATACAAACTCATTAAGCCCACCATGCCCTTTAGCAGCATGTTGAGCTATTACTTCAGCCGGTAAAGTTACATTTGTAACCGTTCCAAATTTTGCAGCTTTGGCAGGGTCAGTTGTCCACCATTGGCCTCCAGCTACATTTTCCTTATTTTCGCCTCGATACAAAGTTACTTGTTGCCCCGGTTGCATCGTATCCCATGTTATTGGGGCTGTGGACGATTTTTGTCCTTGCGGCGTTGTTTGCTTGGCTTCAGTGGTTTCATCGACATTGGCAGTTCCATTTAAATCAGGTATATCAGTGAGTTCATCGGCAGCATTCTTGTTATCCATGTAATTACGCAGCGCCGCCATAGCGTCAATGCGAGTCTTACCCGGCTTAGATTTAGGAAGTTCAATCCCTAAGTCTTTAATCAACTTTAATAGTTTATTAACGGTAAATTCACCGCCCGCTTTGCCTGTAGCAATATTTCCTTCTTGGCCTACTGGAAACTTGGATACAAAGCTATTTGCAAGGACTTCTAGAGGATTATCCCCAGCAGTCGCGCTAGGCGAGGCGTTGAACTGTTTCTCAAGCTCTTCGTCAGAGATAGTCTGTGCTGAAGCCTTAGTTCCAGCTTTAGTAAACAAGTCTTTACCGATGTTTTCACCAGTGTTAGGGCCAGCTGCAGCAAGCTCTTTAGCAATCTGCTCTCGTTTAGCCCCCAGAGCTTCTCTGCCGCCAGACACCGCGCCCATACCCAAACCAGCCAAGCCTTCCATAGTGGCCTGACCAGCAACACCCTGCATGGTTGGTACATCAAAGCCTAGGCGCTGTTGCGCAAGGTTCTGGGCCATCTGCTCTTGACCGCCTTCAGCAGCTTCTCCTAAAAATTCTTTACCAGCAGTAATAGCGCCATGTTTAATTACGCCACGCTTAGCTGCCTCGACAGCGGCTTTCTCAGTAGCCAGCTTGACCGCTTCTTTTTGCGCTGCGGTGGAGGCAATCCCTTTGGCTAGTTGCCGCGCTATGACAGGCTCTGCCCCACTTGCTCCACCAACGGCTCCAAGCCCTGCGCCAAGCAGAATCTGATCTAAGTTCTTACCGTTGTAGGCTTGTGCTTGAACTGCAGCCTTCTCAATTTGCTCAGGCGTCAGCTGAGTTTTTTCGCTAAGAATTTGCTTAGTCGCATCGTAGATAGAACCTTTAATAGTACCCGCACCCATCGCTGCGCCAGTACCCAGCGTTGCCGCACCAGCCACAAGAGGCGCGCCGCCGGTCAAAGTTGTTCCCAGTGCAGCAAGAATAGCGGGCGCAGAAGTACCAAGTGCATTAGCAAGAAGGTCTACGGGGGCTACGCTAAACGCTTTAACACCAGCCAGTACTTGGTCAGCGACGCCTTTGTCTTCCGCATCTTTCATAATGCGGGCAATCTCTTGGCTATCCTTTTTAGACTGTGCGCTGTACAGATCAGCAATCCAGTTCTCAACCCCCCTAAGATTCTGGGATACAGGGTTATCTGCGCCAAACGCATCCGCTATTAAACGGACACCAGTTACTGCTCCAGCCCCAACCTTCAACGGCACATCAGCAATTTGGCGTGGGATACCACCTAGGATTTCCTTATTCGGTTCTTGTGGTGGAACCAAGGGAGCAGCCTGAAACCCTACCTTTTGGTAGAAATCATTTACCGGTATGTCAGAGTAGAACTTACTGTGTAGTCCATCAACAAGTTCTTTATCCGGCAAATCGTTGTACTGGGGGTACTTTTGCCGAATATCTTGGATGTTCATTATCGTAGTCCTAGTGGGTCAGCTGCGGAAGTAGAAGGTGTAGGCGAGAATGGTACAAAGTCTGCCCCAAACGCTTTTTTAGCTAGGGCATCCACTTGTGCTTGCATTCTACCTATCACTTCAGCATCAGATTTTCTATACGAGCCAAGTTTTTCTTGCGCCTTACCATATTCTGCCAACAGGTCTTTATTAGTTGGGTCATTCGCCAACTGGGCTTTAAGCATGGATTCTTGACGTACCGCAGCTTCGTACTCTTTATTACCCGCACGACCACGCTCAAGTCTAGCTGGTAGATTAGCCAGCTGCTCCGATGCATGAGTAAGGGCAGTAAACTGTGTTCCAGCAAGACGACCTTTAGCCATCTCTTCGCGTGCTTTGTCCTGCATATTAGCTGCGTATCTTTGAGCGCCCGCCACGATTTCTGCATGACGTACAGATGCGTCGGCGCTAATCTCATGGCCCCTAATAGCCGCAGCGGCGGAAATCTTATGGCCTGCAAGACCCGCTTTGGCAGTGGTAAGGTTTGTGTTCAGGTGCATTGCAAGCTCTGCAGCCTTATCCTTCTGCTTCGCAGCTTCGTCAAACTGGCCGAGGTCTTCTTTACGCTTGGCTTGACCCAGTTCGTACAAAACTTTATCTGCCTCACCCATAGCTTTTCGTTGTTCCTTGACATCAGCAATCATGTCAGGAATCTTGTTCTTCAACGCAGTCATACCAGCAACAAGGGTATTACCGGGCGTAGAACCCCACGATGCGAAGAACTCAGCAAGGCGTAGGTGCTTGTTACGTTCAGCCTCCGCTTTGATATCAGCCTTTTGATCCATGATACTTTTCATGTACGCGGATTGGGCTTCATTTTTGTCAAGCCCTAAAGCAGCCCTTGCTTCTTGATTTTCTTTAATGCGATCAGCTATTGATTTTTTACCCTCTTCCGTAGCCCTTTTTGCTTCTGCCTCTGCTCCTGCTAGAGGATCAACTTCAGGCGCAGCAGTGGCAGTTTGAGGTACGGTAGGAATCCCTGTTTTTGGCACAGTAGGCGTAGAACTAGGAGCAGCGGGACCAGCTTGAGAAGGCGTAGCAGGACCAGCTTGAGGAGCTTGAGGAGCTTGACTGTTTCTTGCAGCGGCAAGTTCGGCTGCTCTAGGTGAACGTGGCGAAGCAGCGGGCAAGGATGTAATAGCTGCGGGAGACGGGGCCGAAGCAGGGGGAGCTTGGTAATCCCGCGCAGCGGCTAGTTCCGCTTCTCTAGGGGAACGGCGTACAGAGGCAATTCCAGTAGGAACAGGGGTAGTATCAGCAGCAGCGACAGCAGCAGCAAGCGCAGGGGAAGGAGTATTGTCACTGACAGGCACAAAGGAAGGGTCAGTCCTGCTTCTGATGCGGTTCCGTGTATTTGCCATCCGCTCTGTCAGCGACAAGTTTTCATTATCAGCGTAGGGATTAGGTGGTACTTCTGCGCGATACTGTTCTGGGGTACGAACTTGTCTATCATCAACAGCGGAAGCAGCACGAAGTTCTGAGCGTTGGCGAATTTCTTGGTCAGTCGCGTTTAATTGGCTTAATAACTCATCAGCTGTGTCACCTGCTAGAGTTGATTTAACTTGGTTCCCTGTCTGAAACGCAATGATGCCGCCACCAGCATAGTTGGCGTTGTAGTCCACATTACTTGCATCAGGCTGCGACTGAGGGACGTTCTCCCGGTTCATACCAGCTTGGCGTTGCTTAAGGATAGCTTGAGCCATGCGCTTAATCTCTGGGCTTGGCGACTCCTTAGCCTCACGTGCCAAAGACTGGTCATCCATGTTCATCAGCTGGCTTTGCACCGCGCCGCCAATATCGTAGCGAGGAACAGAAGTAATGCCACCCGAAGCATATTTAAACTCACTAGGCAAACCCCCTTCAGCGCCGCCCCTAGGGTTGTAGGCGTTGTACAAAGACGCAACAGAGCCAGCCATGCCAATACCCTGAGTGATCGGGTTAGCTTGAGCTTGGTATTGCTGGGTCGTACTAGCTTGCATCGGCAAGCCACGGATCATGTTAGACATGGTGCCCAACTGCATCAATGGGTACTGCTGAGCGTTAGCGTAATCCTGCATAGCTTGATTAAGTTTTTGCTGTTCCAACGACTGCTGCTCTTTACCAAACTGATTCTGAAGGCCGTAAATGCCTTGCTGAGCTTGTAGTCCTTGACCTGCCAACGCGCCTGCTTGACCATAACCAGCCAATTGGTTCTGGAGATTCTGGTTGTACTGCTGTTGAGCCGATTGAAACGCTGCTTGGCTTCCTTGCGCCTGAATATCATTCATTTGCTGGCCAAGATTGCGCTCACGTTCAGCACGCATAATGGCATCACGACTACCGCCAAAAGCGCCAGCGCCAGCAGCTTGTGCTTGCTGTTGAACACCCTGCATACCAGACTGACGCGCAGCTTCACGTTTCTGGATGTCCGTAACATTCTGCATGTACGGAGACATATATCCGCCAACTTGGTTCTGGAATCCACCAACATTGGCCTGCCCAGCAACATCCATAGAGCCTTGAGCGCCCTGCATAATTTGACCGGGTACTTGCAGCCCTGCAACGCCACGCTGCGCCGCCTGCTGAAGCGGTTGAAACCCAGCTATGCCTTTGCTGGGGTCGTAGGAAGTTTGATTACCTGCCGCATCGTAAGTACCGCCATACGCTTTGTATGGCTGAAACCCAGTAATATTAAAATTACCTCCTTCGTCTGTATTACCTTGGAACAACTGCTTTTGAGTTGCTCCCAGCATGGTTTCTACATACGGACGCGCATACTCAGGAATATTGCTCTGGTTAACATTGCTTGTAGTCTGAGTAGGTGTGCCCCCACCACCACCGCCCATAAAGAGTAAGCGGCGACCATCTGGGGAGTACCCATTATGTTTTGATAGGATAATCACAGTTCAATCCTCATGACTTGGTGGGTAACTTTTAACCCAAATTTCTCGTACATATTAACTAAAGACCCTCTAGCCCAGACTTGCGCTTTAGTAGCCCCGTGGAGCTTCATCCACTTATACATCTCTTCAATCACATGTGGGCGCATAATGCCCTTACCACCCATTAGATTCCCGTGCCCAATTCGCTCACGTGGAAAATCTATGAAATCTACAACAGCTGCCCCAGTAATGCCTTCACCCGGTTCATCCCAAACTACCAAATATGTACGGCCCGTGCGAACTGCGTATTCAACCTGTTCAATAGTAATTTCTTGCGGGTCAAGATCAATCGCCCGCTGCAACATGGGAGCAGCGATGGGCCAAACAGTTGGTAGTTCTCTGGGGTCGACTTGATAGAGTGGCATTATTTGGGCATGAACCTATGAGGATTAATCTCTTTGCCTTGCTTTGGGTTGCCTGTCCTAGCTTTGCGAACTTGAGTCATCATCTCGTGTAGCTTATCAGCGCCAGCTTCCGTGGAACCATTACCTAAGTGCGACACTACATCAGCGGGGACAACAAACTCTCCGTCAGCAAGACGCGCCGGTTGACGATTGTTAATCGTAGCCGGTATGTTATCACTCATCCCATCACCGGGTCCACGCAAAAGGCGAGGATTTCCACCAGCGGCATAACCCCCAAGACTGCTAGCGCCCATGATACCGCCATGCGCAGCCGCCACAGGCTTGAAGTTCAACGAACCCATAGGCGTAGGCTTATTAAAATTAGCAGGTGTATTTACGTAACTACGGCTATTAAGTTTAGATTGGCGCACCATCGCAGCGGTAAGCGGGTCTAAATACCTAGTGTCGGGATCATCGTCACGCGCAATCTCACCATGATAGACCGGCAGTTCTGGATGCTTTTGGTCAATCATGTCCGTCCAGTAGGACGTGTCAACCGTACTACCCTTAGCATACCCGGGGATTTGTGCAATACCGCCAGCAGCCATGTTGTACACACGTGGTGTGTACCGATAATCTTCAGGATTAGCATACCGCCCTTGGAAGTTAGGGGACATGCGGTATTTAGACAGCGGGCCACTATACGGCGCAGGGGCATCCATGCCTTTTTGATCTAATAGCCCAAGCTTTGACGCGCCTATGTAGGCAAGTCCAGCAGTTTGGAAAGGATTTTTTTCGGCCCATGCCGATGCTTTATCCCAACCTCTTTCTAGCGCACTTTGGGGATTTGCAGAAGCATACTCTCCAGTAGCAGGGTTGTACTGATATGCAGCTGGATTTGATGCGACAGGCGGTGTAGCGCCGGGTACGTTAGCAGGCATTGTATTAGTAAACCCAGTACCTGTAGACGCGGGGTTACTAAACTGCTGAATATCTTGAACCCCACTAGCCATTGGGGTTGGTGTATTTAATGGGCCAATACGCCCATATGTATCAGGCGTTATTTGTGGAGGAGTAGGAATTTGTGGCACGGTTTGCCCAAGATTAGCTCTTTTAATCCCAGCCAACTGTTCCGACTCTGGGCCATACATGCTAGTAGGTGGTGAGAAATTAGCTACACTTTCCATTAGCTCAGGATTAGCCGCGTTCATAATCCCACTACCCATTTGAGAGGCTTCGGCGGCTTGGGCTATTTGAGCAGCTTGAGCAGCTTCGGCGGCTTCAGCAGCGGCGGCAGCTTCGGCGGCAGTAGTGGTAGCGGCGGCGGCTTCGGTAGCACCAGCGATTTCAGGCGCAGCGGCTAGGAAAATTTCAAATATGGGCATGGGATACCTCTTCCGGTAAAACTTGCGGAGACTCTAGTCCTGTACCGCGTAGATTATGTAAACAGCAAAGCACAACATTGTCTGTCAACGCTAGAAACTTATGCCGACACCCAGCCGGGATAGTAATGACTGCTGGGGCATGGTGGTCTCCAGTAACTACATCATCCTGCCATACACGCACTGACCCGCTAGAAACCAACGTGATGTGGTCATGGACATGGACGTGCTGAACTACGATTGAGTTGGCTTTATCGACTGTATAAGCGCGCACCCAGATGTCGTCTACCTCAGCAAACTCTACGTAGTTAGGTGGGATTTTTTGTAAGTTCATAGTTAAGCTGGAAGGGCTGAAACAAAGCTTAGTGTAGCAACCACTGAAGCGGTTGACGGGCGAACTGGGCCGGTAGCAGCAGCATAGGTTTGGATTGTCACGGCGGCATTAGTGGTTGACCAGTAAATTTGGACATAGTCATTAGCAGCCATACTCAAGTAGTAGTTCCAGCCAAAGATACCATGACCCTCGTTACCTGCCCCTGCGGACTTTCTAGCTGGGATAGATATAAGACCTGTTGAGCCAGTTATATCTGCAGAGGAACCACCATCATTGCCTTGGCGCAACCAAATACTAACGTCCTGTTGTGCATTGTCCGTATTTTGAATTTGCACGCTAAACTGCAAATTGTAGATACCAGAATTGACCACACGGATTTTTGAGGTATCCAGACTGACTTGGTTGCTAAAGTCCGTAGTAGACAGCTGCATCAAGGTAGCTGTGTTAGCCGTTGTAGTCTGACTACTATAGCTTGAGAAGGCCCCGTAGGGGTTGCTTATAAACCGCCCACCGTTGCCTGCTAATAATGACTGCGTGAAGTTATCCAACTGTGCAAAGTACAGTCGGAGAATATTATTCTCTTCGTCAATCATTTTCGGGTCATATGCAGGCGTAGCCGAAGGTAGCCGGGGGGCTACTGTAGGACGTACCGTCAACGTGTTAGTTGTAGCCATTACCCGCCCCTCCGTCCATCAGGCCGTATATCAATACGTGGAGCGCCTAGCTGCCATTGGGTACCTTTAACATTACAAGCAATCCGCATAGACATCTGCCGCCCCCGAACGCGGATGTTAAGTTGGCCCGTAAAAATATCGGGGTCTTGCGGATAGACATAAAGAGGGGAAACCCCGTCCTTAGCCGTGTTCACTGTCTGCGTTCCATTTGCGCTAGTCCCACCAATGGAAACTGGGTCATTATATGAGGAACCAGAGTTTTGCAGTGGCTGAAGTTGTATAGTCAAACTTGGTTGTGAACCGTCTGTAGAGCCACGGAAAGTTAAATCTGGCAATAGCCGCCACACAAACGCAAAGTTGTGCCCATCGCCAATATCAAACTGGGAAGTAGTAATTGAAGAGTTTATGGCAACAGCAGGAAGAGTAGTCCCGTCATCAACACCGTATTCGTGATACACCAAGTTGTTTGAGTACGTAGCTGCTATAGGGTAATCCCTTAGAGATGAATCAAGCCATGCTGTACGCTGCATAGAGCCATAATACCAAACATCTTCCACGTAGTTGTACACCACATACCGATCAATCCTTGGTACGCCATTATCCTTTGGTGCATTTTCTGTGCAGTAAAACCACCAGACTTCATTAAAGCCTTCGTTGGTGCTAGCAAAAATTTGACTGAACTGAGTACGATCTATGTCATCGTAAATAAATTGACGTAAGTCACAACGTAGAGTTTGAACCCGCCCGTCGTATTTATAGAACTTGTCCTGTCCCATCCAGTACGCCGAACCATTAGTGTAGGCGGCGGCATTAATACTAACAATGGAAATATTGTCTGACAGAATTTGAGAACTCCAGACATATGGCGCACCCAAATACTGTAGGGAGTAAAGCGCAGCATCGGTAAAAACCAGAATCTCTTGGCGTGACTGCAATACTGCTCGAATGTTTGATCCATGCGATAAGCGAATACTGCCTGCTTGATTTGTAGCTGAAGGCGTCCAGTTAGTTAAACTTTCTTGGTCAGACCAGCGTATCACCATCGGGTCATAAGTCGTACTAAGGTATTCATTAGTACCAAAAGCAAACGTAAACCTACTTGCATCGGACACAAGCAAAGTATTTTGGGAAAGGGGTACATTAGACGCGCCAGTTAGCGAGGATACCGGTATAGCGCGGATGGAAATTGTCTGCGTACCAGACCCCGCAGAGGATGTTATTATTACAGTGACTGCGCCCATAGTAGTGCTGGATATTGAACCGCCCCCACTAACTGTATAAGTACCGGCCCCACCTGTACCCGTACCAAACGCCGTTATAGTGCCAAGGGATAGTTGGTTATCCCCAGTCCCTGTATAGTAATAGATCGACATCCCAACTGCCAAAGTACCGGTAACGGAATACACAGTCAGTGTAGTTCCTGAGCAACTAGCAAACGGATAAATAACTTCTGACCCAACTGACAAATTAAATGTAGTCGATGTTAAGTACCGTACATAGTACACAGTATACGGAGCCAAAGGCAGCGGTAGTGCAGCTACTGTAGGTGCAGTAGCTGTAGTCTCAAACATAATGGCTGTACCATCAGGTATAGGCGTGGTTGTGTTAGAAGTAAGTGTTACAACAGCAGGCGCAGTACTGGCCCCGTTAGATATTGTTACCGTAGTGGGAGCCGATAATGTAGGAGACGTAACAGCGTTCCACAAATACATAGCTCCCTTTTTTGGACCAAATAGTAAATTTTCACCAAAGTTATATTGAGTCCATAGCTTTGTTGTGGTGGGGATCGCCGTTGTTACTATACCTCCCCATGTACCATCATTCCAATTTCCATCCCCCCAAGCTGTAGTCGTATTACTAGTGGTAGTGCCTACATTAAGCAAATAAGCGGCAAAAGAATTTGCCCCTCCACCACCGGTATAAGTCCCAGTACCAGTAGTAGCAGTAGTTCCTGAATCGACTGTATAAGTAGTATTAGATGGGGTGCTAACTATTTTATATTGTCCATTTAACGTAATACCGTGGAATAGCGTCATCCCCGAAAAAATAACATAGTCACCGCTATAAGGGTGGTATGTGTTATCAGTTATAGTAACTATAGAAGACCCAATGGTTACACTCAAAGGCCCAGAAGCAAGGGCATGTGAACTAATGATGGGTGTTACATCATAGTAAGCGTCGGTTTTGTTATCCGTCTGTTGACTGATATAGAACTTTACTTCTGAGCCTACACCAATAAGATTAGCTTCTGCTAATGTTGTCCAGTTCCACAGTGAACGACATAAGCCCGTGTAAGTATTCGGTGAAATTTGCTGCCAGCCACCAATCTTTTCTGGCGTGCCTTGCCGAAACCGAACTAAGTTAGACTCATAGTAACCGCCCTCGTTGGTGTAGCGAGTGTTTTCCCGGTTGACCCCGGGCTTGAGGGTGATCTTTTGTAAAGGCATGGCTCATTTTCCCACGGATCAGGCAAATGCGCGAGTGCCTGTTTTGTCAATGATAAGCGCTTGTCGGCGGGGTTTCAACGCTGTAGTATTGGGTACGCTGATGTGCGTCCAAGCATCAAACTCGCGAATGATTTGGTCAAAGGGAAGATTGGCTGCAAGGATTGCACGCACCACCTGATCGGGGGTCATTCCGGGAACACGGATGTCCGCAGCACAGCCCACTCGATGTTGGGACGTATCTTTAGAACCAACGGCGTCGTTGACCGCTTTAGATCGGAAGGCGGAGTTGACCATGATGGGTTTACCTCCAAGCGCCACCTTGACCAACTCCAGAAACTCAGCCAGTCGTTGAAGATTTGCACATTCTGCATCATTGGGTGTATTGTCAAACTCACGGTGGTCAGTATGAGTCAGTTCAGAAAGGGTGAAATTGGGCGTCATTTTGTCTTCATCGCAATGATGTTTTCAAGCGTTTTGCCACCAAAGTACGCCGACATAATGAGCATACCCCATTGACCAAGTAGGTTAACGTAACCTTCATTGGCGTTGTAACCAAAAGCTGACATAAGCGCAAACAGAAAATAACCAACAAAAATAGCGACAAGAGACAAAGGACGAATGTTTTTATTAAGCCAGCTATCAGTTGCATCATCAGCTTTCCAACGCTCAGTAACATTGTTTTGCTCCGTTTTGTAAATATCAGTCTCGTTTGCCATCTTGGCAAGTTCGCCATTTTGAGCAAGCGTTGCCAATTCTAATTGCGCCTTAGCTTTGGCTTCAGGGTCAGGAATCAGTTTGTCAATCAGCTTGTTGCCAATACCTAAAATTGAATCAAGTAACATGATTACCTCCGCATAAAATCAACGTATTCCATAGTACCCCAAGCCACTAGGGTAATTACTAACGCAATCAAAGCCACCAGTAGCACCATCTCAATGGCCTCGCCGATTTCTTTCTTGCGCTTGGCGGCTACCTTTTCAGCCTCAATTTCATCTGCTTTTTGTTGTGCCACGATTCGGTTCCTTTCCCGCAGAAAGTCCATCCAAAGATTAGTCTTGCCGCGCCGCATGAAGGATTTTTTAATCTCCTCCTCAATCTGCTGCATCTCTTCTGCAAGCTGAATAAACTGCATCGCCTGCGAGTTTACCGACTGAAACGCTTTCTTGGTAGGCTTGGCCTTCTCCTTCATCACTGCATCTTTGGCATCAAAGAATTGATGAAAAAGTTCGGAGGCGTCCTTCCCTAGCGCGATGGCCTGTTTGACCCCTGCTATCGTAGCCCGCGCGGTGGCGATGAGCGTGATGGGGTCGATCATGATCTATGGGAAAACACCGTATGCAGACACAGGTACACCGACAGTGAACGCTGTAAGCCCAACTGCTACAAATAGACCAGAAGAATTAACTGTTACATCTTGCATCATAGAAGGGGAAGTTGACCCATTCATTAATGCTGGTGTAATCCATGTAGTCCCGTCAGTTGACGTAGCGTACAAAGGTGCGTTAGTAGAGTCATACCCAACTGCTACAAATTTCCCAGAAGAGTTAACTGTTACACTATACATATACGCCGCAGTAGTTGATCCGTTCATGAGTGCTGGCGTAGTCCATGTAGACCCATTAGACGATGTGGCATATACAGGGTAACCACTACCGTTGTACCCAACAGCTACAAATAGCCCAGAAGAATTAACTGTTACACCATACATAAGGGCAGTGGCAGTTGACCCATTCATTAATGCTGGTGTAGTCCATGTAGTCCCGTCAGTTGACGTAGCGTACAAAGGGTAACTACTAGCATTGTACCCAACAGCTACAAATAGACTAGAAGAGTTAACTGTTACACTTGCCATTGAAGCCCTAACAGTAGACCCATTCATTGCTGCTGGTGTAGTCCATGTAGACCCATTAGCTGATGCAGCAAATATGGGTTGATTAGTACTACCGTTTCCAACTGCTACAAATAATGAAAGTCCGGGATCAAATACTACATCCCGTATAACTGCAATTGCAGATGAACCGGCCATGCGTGCTGGTGTACTCCATGTATACCCATTAGAAGACGTGGCATACAAAGGCGCGTTAGTATTATCTCTTCCAACTGCTACAAATATCACAGGGGAAGCCGTTACACTTACCATATTGGCGACTGCGGATGAACTATTCATACGTGCTGGTGTACTCCATGTATACCCGTCATTTGACGTAGCGTACAAAGGTGCGATAGAAGAGTCAACTCCAACAGCTACAAATAAGCCAGACGAATTTCTTACTGTTACAGCCTGTATATTGGCATAGGTAGTTGACCCATTCATTGACGCAGGCGTAGTAAAATTATTTACCCCCTGTTGAGAAGTGTAGCCAAGCGTACGCGCAGCGAAAGTCATGCAAATCCTTTTGATAAAGAAGCATACCAATAACCCGTGGCGCTACGGTAAGTTGCTATAAGTAAGTCTACAGCATTAGCCCCAGTGCTAAGAGTCTGTATCAAGCCACCAGCCCATTTAAAACTACTAGGCCAAGTCATGGTGCGACTACCTGTAGCATCTTGGGTAATAAACCAGTTGATGGTTTGCCCATCGTTAAGGTTTGAAAAAGTTGGCGCAACAGTTACGTTAGCTGTGAAAGTAGTAGTAAACACATTGGACAGAGCGCAATTAACTGCCATTGCTGTAGCCGAGAACGTAACATCAACAGGGGCAGTAGCCGCAGAGCCACTCAAGCTTAGAGTAGTAAAAGAAGCAGCCCCGCCTGTACTAGCAATTTTTACGTAGTCTGAACCGTTCCAAGCAACGACGGCTTTTTCGCCGTCAACCATAGTAAAACCGGTGGTAGGAGTAACACCTCTTACAGTTAGTAAATATGGCCCGCTTACGTCGCTTCCACCTGAATTGTTGATGTAGTACCGTTTACCATTAATAGCTAAACCTGCTAAGTTAGTAACCGGCAAATTTAAAGTACGCGCTGCTGTTTTAGTTCCTGTGATATTTAGGATGGCATACTGCGCAGAACTTCCTGTAGCCCCTGTAGAAACAATGCCTGGGCTACTCGCTGTACCAGTGGTATCCACAAGTGTTACGTTACCTGACGTAATTGGTATAGTTAGGCCACCGCTAATAGCAATGTCAAGATATTCCGTAAGGGCATTATTAGTAATATTGCCCCAATTTCCAGATTCAGTGCCTGACCCAATAAGTGATAGGTCAAGATTTTTAGTATAAGTAATTGACATAAGAATCCTTTATGGCTGAGTAATGTTAGCCCATGATGGTGTTTGACTATTATTAATAATAGCCCAACTTAAATATATCCAGCCAGAGTTATTGCCCCCATCAACTGTTCCAGACGAGTTAGTAGCTCTCCAGACCGCGCCACCTGTAGCATTGGAGTCTCGTAAAGTAATGTTGTACGCGTTGTTGGTCCCACTTGCCGCAGAAATAGTGGCCTGTACCCCCGGCGTTGTAGCCTGCAAGTAAATTTGATTGCTGCCCGGAGTCACAAAAGAACCCACGGTGTTTGTTGTCCCAGATTGTAGCTGCAAAGTTCCGTTGGTCAAAGTCAATGCTTTGGTGGACGCCATAGTTAAAGCATTTTGAAACGCCCAAGTCCCACCTACTCCGTTAAAGTTCAACGGGCAATTAAAGGTTCTCCCCGGTGTAGTGATAGTACGCGGAGTAGCGTTGGTAGATGCAAAAATTAACCCGCTAGCTGCTGTAGCGCCATAGGTTACACCAGAAGGAATAACTAGGTCCCCAAACAGGGTGAAGTCCGAACCAGAAATGATTGTCCCAGTAAACCCAGTAAGGTCTATAGTTCTGTAATACCTATTATTTGTACCAAAAGTAATAGTATCTGACCCATTTGTAATATAAATATTTAACGCTTTAGCTTCTGTCCCAGTAGTATAGGTAGGCCCGCTAATAGTGCGAGTGCCGGTTGAGGGATTCCCCGTAACTTCAATTCTTGATGTACCTGTATAAGAGAAGTTAGTACTTGTAGCAAAACTAACTACTGTAGTATTAGTTCCATTAGCCACAATTTTTCCTGATGTGCCAAACGCAATAGACCGTGTGTTGGAATTACTAGAACTAAATATTCCTGTAGTTAATGTATAATTATTTAAACTAAGCGTACCAGCAGTAAGCGTACAAGTGCCCGCCGCCGTGCATAACGTAGGGCTTCCAGACAGTGATAAATTTATGTCTGCCTTATTGATCGTGGTACTTAAAGATACTGCGGTAGACGTAACCGTAACTATAGCTGCTGTGCCTGAGTTAGCGTTAAAAATTACCGTATCAGCATTAGTAGGGGGGCCTGCGGGCGCGATTACGCCAGACGTAAGTGACCAATTGTTGGTATTGACGTTATTCCAAGTGCCTGTTCCACCGACCCAATAATAGGTTGCCATGTTTACCCCGCAACAGGCTCATATATGGCTATCAATTTGAACTCCTGATAAGCGCAGTAGTTGAGGTATTGGCTGGCATGGCGATGAGGAACGTCGTGGTTGAAGTTTTATCTGCGCCAAAGTCAAGAACCGCAATTGCGCGATTGGCTTTACTGACGTTATAGATCAGAGCGCATCTAGCCGTTACGGCCCCAGTCCAACTTACATTTGCCCAGTTAACATAGGCCACAGACCCAGAAGAACTGATAGCAACCCCGGTGAGCACTTTGCCACCTGTTAAATAACTACCTGATCCGTTAGGCACCTCATTTGTGCTGCTATATACGGTAGTAGTCTCATTCAAGTTGGCATTACCCGTATACAAAGCAATATAGATTGTGTCCGTAGACAGGTCATGGATGCCTTGATACAGCTCCTTCTTGAAGCTGGTGCATTGTGTTTGGACTATGCTCATGTGACCGCCTGACGGAATTGACCGCTACGGTATGCGTCTTGACGTTCCATACCATCACCCAGACGTTTAGCAAGGGCCAAAGCTTCTTTGTACTTTGCATCAATGCCCATAATGATATCGGTTTCACCTTTTAGGTAGGTGTATGCCTCAACAAGGGAGCCGTACAACAGTACAGAGTCAAAATTATCACCCAGCCATGTAGTATTGGCAGTGGTAATGGATTCTGGGTAATAGTAGTAATGAAGCTCTACACCGTAGTCAGTGTCTGGTGTAGGCCCAACAATTATTGATAGTTCTGTAGTAATAGTAACGCCAGAAACAACAGGCCCAAACAAAGCATAATATTTTGGGTTGCCAGTGCTAGATGGGCTTGGATACGCTTCACGTATGAAGTTAACATCTTTATTAAGCAGGTACGTGTAATCGCCGCCACCCAAAGGGTAAATAGCAATTGAATACGTAGCCAAAAAATCATTCGGGCAGGCAAGGTATTTATTATTAGCCGTCACTGCCCCAGTTACGTTTTTACGTAGTGAGGGAAACTGAACTGTGTTATAGATGCGCTGCTCTGCCTGCGTAATGAACGTGTTCATCGCAGTTGTCGGGAACGTATTCTCCGTGTAAGTGGAGATCGCAGTGACTAGAGCAGCGTAGTTCATGCCATCGGGCCTCGCGCCATCACGCCTTTAGTAGCTGCGCCGGTACCACGGATTTTGATACCAGTTGTTTTAACAGGCTCATTGCCAGCAGATTTACTGATTGCGCCAACAGCCATATCAAGGGTATCAGCCTTGCTGCGGTTTGGGGGGATGCCGGGATTGGTACCGGCTCCTTGTGGGGCTTTAGTCATTTTCTTTCCATCCATCGTATGAGGTTGCGCATAGACATCGGCAGGGCCAACTTCTTTGCCGCCCTTTTTCATGCTATAGGCCATGATTAACCTGTCTTTTGGTTATTAACACGAGCCATGTTACGTCCTACTTTTACCATAGACTCAGAAGTAACACCACCTTTTGCCATCTTAGTAGCCCCGCCTTTTTTGAGCTTCAGGGAAGTACCTTTACCGCCTTTATGCTCTTGAGCATCGTGCTGCTTGAACGCTTTTTTAATCATGGCTTTATCTTGCGCCATGTCGCTCTTCGTATCTTCTTTAGCCATCATAAACTCCTATGAAACCGTTACCGTTACTGTGCCAACACTTGTGGTTCCTACCAAGTAGTTGGGTGTTAAAACCGCATCAAAGCTACTAGCCCCGCCTACAGGCGCCCAGCCCCACTGAATGTCCCTAGAACCCCCAGCTGGGAAACCATTAATGTCTACCCCAGACGCTACATACGATGTATCAGGCCTAGGCTCACGCACCGCCTGCGGATCGTTTACTGGGTACAGCCCCAATGATAACTGAGGTTGGTCCGGGTCCCAACAGGTAGGGCATACTTTAATGTTAAACAACTTAGTCTTGATTACTTCTCTCTTAAGCTCACTCAACTTATAGCGTTGCCCGCACCGATCACACTCGGCAATCGAGTTCTTACCGGAAGCGTATTTACTAGGCATGGCTTAATAGAATAACTGTCTAGGAACAAACCTGTCAGGAGATTTATCCCGGTCTTCATCCGACGCCAATGTCCATTGCTGTTCGTATTCTTGCTTCAAGAACATCACGCGATCAGGGTTAGCATCCGGTCTTTTTGCAGCGATGTAAAACGCCAATCCTGCAACCATGCAGGGGATCAAGCGAAACGGAATATCTTCGACATTCACGCCATTGCCAGCATCTTGCAAGCGGCGTAGACGCCAGTAAACAAACGTGTAGTCGCCGCCAGCATTAGGGGTAGGCCAGACGTTGATACAGGGGAGGTTCTGAACGTAGATTGCTGCTCCAGCCGTATGCGCTGCTGCTGTAGTGCCATTCTGCCCACGAGTACAGTTAATAAGGCTGTTACCGCTTACGTTGGTGTAGCCAATAGTCTCGCTATCAATTTGGATGAATCCAGTAGTAGTCAGGTTTGACGCATCGCTAACCGTAATAGTTGTATCTGTACTTGTGACTGTAGTGCTTAGCGTTACAGAAGTAGCATTGGTCTGCGCAGATTGGCGGTTAACCCATACCTGAATAGGCCGTCCATTTGCCAGCTTATTGGGGATCGTGGAGTACGTAGACTCAGAGATACGAGAGATGTTGATGTCTGACTGATTGCTAGTCGAGCCATTGTTTTGCCGTACAACATGGTCCAGCAAGTCAATCGTATCGGCAGGTAGTGGGTAGACAGCCTGCCCAGCCACTAAGGTAATAGCGCCTTCTTGGATGGTCCACAGGTTGATACCCCGATTGGCCCACTCGATGGTCAATAGGTTCAGCGATCTACGTGCTGTACGAAATTCATAGCCTGTACGTACCTCAACACCGGCCCGCTCATAAGCCTCCTCAATGAGATCATTAAGGTCTAGATTAAAACTAGTAGAGCCGGTGGTGTAGGCCATTACTTCATACCTTTAAGCGTCTGTGCAAGACGGGCACGCTGGCCTTCTTTGCCGGGCTTTTTAGCTGCCGCTGCTAGTTTAGCTGCAGGAATTTTCTTGCCTGCGGGGACGCCAAGTTCTTTATGCAACGCACCGGGCTTTTTGATAGCCTTTTGAATCCATTTTTCAGCCATTATCTGAACCCCGCTGTTTTCTTTGCTATGGTTTTAGGTTGCGCCACAAACTGTTTGCCTGCTGCTTTACCCGCACGTTTTGCTTTGGTGGTAGCTGCGTACTCAGCCGGTGATAGAGATTTTATAGCAGCTTCAGGTAAGTAACGCTCACCTGTTTTTGACGACGGCTTTCCCGACTTAGTGCGCCATTTCTGGTCGCCCCAAGCTTTAAGGGATTGCTGCGGCGCTTTCAATCTCTATATCCCCCGCCCGCTGCTTTGTACTTTTTGGCAACAAGCTGCGCCTTACGTGCTGACCACTGACCTGCCCCAGTACCCTGTGTTGCCGCTGCTTTTACCTGTGACACAATCTTCTTGCGAAGACTAGGTTTTGTGTAGTTTCCTGCAGCATTAACCGTACCGCCTTCAGCATACTGCGTGAAGTCAGTATTATCCCTACGTGCTTTCTTTTTAGCGCCGGGCATCTTGGATGGGGCTATGTCACCCATACCCCGAGAGGCTCTCATTTTCGAGCCATTCCACCGCCGCACATGACCATAGTGCCACGAGTCTTACCACGTTCAGCGCAGCCATCAGCACGAGCAGAAGCAGACCCGCCCTTAGCTAGTTTCTTAGGAGCCGAGGCTGGAGGAGCAGGGTTAGGGGCTACCGAACTAGCAGCGTTATACGCTTTTTCCTGTTTAGGAGCATTGCGCATATCTTCAATTTCTTGTTGCGATGGACGTGATGG